TTGCTTTCTGACGTTCTGATCTATCTTTGATAGATAAAATGCTCTCTCTTGTTGTAGGCTTATCACCACCGGAATTGTTTTCATTCGGTTTTGTAAAATACGCCTTTGGATTCGGCTGATTCTGCTTATTTACAAATGCATTTGCATCTGTCTTTTTAGCTTCCTCAATAAGATCACTGAACCCTATCAGTTTTCCATTTCTTACGCTTACGCCTTTGGAAATGTCTTCCATAATGGCTTTCTTTGCAGATTCAGAAGTAAACTCGATTTCCGCAAATGCTTCTTTCAAAAGTTCATTCTTCTCATGCTCTGCGATTTTGGCTTCGTATTCCTTTTTTGAATCTTCTGCCTGTCTCTTCCAGTCATCACGCTCTTTTAAAATGTCCTCTGGACTTTTTCCGTCCAATCCTTCAAGCATCTTCTCTGCTGATTCTGCCCTGGTTTTCCACTGTTCGGATTCTGATGAAGCTTTTTTAACTTTGTCTTCCATTTCTTCTTTGGAATACAGCTCTTCACCCATACTCTTTTTAAGAGATTCTTTCTGTTCGTCTGAAACTTCAATTCCGAGTTTCTTTAATTCGTTTGCTACGTTTACCATGTTTCTACCTCTTTCTTTCCAAGTTGTTACTCCGGTCAGTCCGGCACGAATGAGTTGCTATTTACTCCATAGCTGGCAATTGGGAATGAAGGAATCGAACCCTCGACAACCCGGATATAAGCCGTGTCTTCTTCCACTGAATTAATTCCCAAAAATAAAAAAGCACGCCCAAAATAGGACGTGCCATGCATCATCCAATAACTATTCTAGGTTAGCGAACAGAATCCCTTTTTCTGTCCGGTACTTTTAATATTCTTTTCAATATATATTTTAACCTATTTTAAACAACTTTTTGTACCATTTTAAAAAGGGCAGATTGCTCCACCCCTTTTTGCTATTTCCCACCAAAATACCTTCTAAGTACTTCTTTTTCTTCTTCCACAATGCAATCCTTTTTTAATCTGTTGCACTGGTCGTATATATACTTTCCGTACTCTTCTAATTTGGCTATCATTGCATTTTTATTTTCCAATGTAGGATTTTTAATGTATTCTTTTTTAAGCCCTATATAGTCCTCATACTGCTTTATAACATCCATTTTCAATTACCCCATTCAAAATATCATCTGCTATGCCAACGACTTCTTTTCCATAAAGAGACAGAAAATCCGCTACGATTTCCTCTACATTTATTGGAATGTGGCAGTCATATGAAAATGAAGCGCAGTGTACCAACTCATGAGATAGAACTCGCTCTAACAGACTTCCGCTTAATGAATTTGACAAATAAACCTTTCGTGTGTTCCAATCTGTAACACCAAGTGTAATTGTTCCATCTGAACGCATCAAGCATTCACTATTAGGATTTACATATAAAATATTCCATTCAACATCATTGATTTTAAACACTGCGCTCACCTCTTAGATTTTCTGTAACATCATCTGTAATTCATTTCTCCACATCTGCTTTTCTTCCGGTGCTGCATCTGATGTCATTTCAGTAATATCCATCTGCATATCTCGCAAGTAATCTTTTCTTGCTTTTGCACGCTCTTTTTTATCTTCCTCTGAATTTCCATGATGGTTTTCTCTGGTCTCCATATAAGTACGTCTGGAAATACCGGCTTTTCCCTCTCTGGAATCCCTCGGATATGATCTATCTCCCATCATTCCGGTATCTGTATACATCCTTTTCAGGTCTTTCTTATCCATGTCTCTCATGTGCTCTGTATCTTCGTAATCATCCGGGTACATGTGATAATATGGTGGCTCATCATATCCTCTTCGTTTTCCTTTGCCCTTAGGTGCGAATCTTCCATTAGCATAACGATACTGATCATAATATCTTCGGTCATCCTCATACTCTAAAAGCTTTTCCATGATATCTGCTTCGTCCGCTTCGTTCATTGCCTTAGTAATTGTGGCATAATACTCTGCTTCTGACAGATCCTTTATCATGTCGATCACTTCTCCCATTTCTTCTGTATTGACATTCTCAATCCCTTTTTCAATCTCACATAAGGATTTTTCAGCAAGGCATTCAAGCATTTTATGAATTCTTTCAATATGCATATACTAAGCCTCCCTTACTACAATTAAATTACTGTTCTGAACCTCGATAGTCTGTCCAGATGTATTCTGAACCGCTATTGTGCTGCAGCATCCACAAGGAACATCTACATAAACCTGTGCAGATACATTGAATAAGTTTTCTACTGCCGCAGGTGTCACGATCATTCTTGTAGACTGTAATGGCTCTCCGTCAATTGCGATTGCAAGAGAAATAGCTTCCACCGTTCCACCGGTTGGGATCTGGATATTTCCACTATAAGATACAAGAAATCTTGCTTTGCACTGGTTTGTGATTCCTCTTAATTTAACTACTCCGCTTCCCTGTCTGTGAACGATACATTTTGTTCCGCAAACCGGTGTCTCAGTAAATGCGACATCTTCTCCCTGCAGGACAGTCTGTAAAGCATTGGCTGTAAATTCTGACATAATATTTTCCTCTCTTTCAAAAATATAAGGGCAAACATTAAAGTCTGCCCTTTGTGTTTAAGTAATACTGCTATGCATACATAATCTTGTCGATTAAGATACTTTAATTATTCAATTGTCTAACATCCGCATCCATTGTTACAACCGCATCCATACGGAATGTATGTGTTCGGGTTTGGCACCTGGTATGCTGGGATTGGTGATGGATTAACAGCGCTGATAATATGATTTGTCTGTGCTGTCATAGCGGTAGTCAGAAGTGCGTTCTGTCTATCCTGTGATGCTGCAAGTCTCAAATCATTATTTTCTGCCTGCAACGTTGCAATCTTATCCTGACATAAGTAGTCAAGTATCGCTCTTGTTCCGGCATTCTGGCTGTCGATAATATCTCTCGTGTTGTTGTTCATTGTGTTCTGTAATGCGCAAGTGTTCTGCGCCATGTTGAAGTTTACACCCTGGATAGCTTCACGAGTTTCGCAGCAACAATTTGCAAGCTGAGACTGAATAGCATTTGCATTCTGCATTCCTGCTACTGTGTCCGCATTAATTGCCTGCTGAATGCTGTTAAATCCTGTCAGCATTCCGTTGTTTACTGCATAAAAGCCATCACAAAGACCATTTGTAATGCCATCAAGCTTACTTATGACTGCTGAATTGTCAAATCCTCTCTGGATATCAGCCTGTGTAGCCGCAGTTGCGGTATAACCGCCACCACCATTACCACCGAATCCATAACCGCCCCATCCACCGAATAAGGCAAAAAGGATAATGAGAACCCACCAACCACCATCGCCCCATGCACCATCATTACGGTTTCCACCAGTAACGGCGGCAATGTCCGCTAAACTTGGAGATGAATTAAACATATGTGTTCCTCCTAATAAAATTTATTTATACATAATCTTGCAAGAATAGTATCAATGTTTAAACTGGCTCATGATTTCTTCCGGGTTAAGGCCTTTTTCTTTGCACAAATTTCTGGCAAGCTGTTCCAACCCTTTACTGTCTCCACGGTTCATCATGTCGAATGTATTTTTCATGATCGGATTATTTGAAAATTGAGAGTTGTTCATCATTTGACTTAATATCATTTTAGGGTTTCCACCACACTGGATCATCTGCATTAAATTCATTCAGAATCGCTCTCTTTCTTTGCTCTGGTAGTCCTCTGGGACTGAGTTATTTTAGCTTCTATTTGGTCTAATCGCTCCATTATCGGGGCAATCAATGTTGCCGTGTCTTCTTTCGGTAATTCGTTTTGCTTTCCGTCTAGCTGCGGTTTATATGTAACTGTCTGAATAAGCCCGTTAGCACCCCAAGATTTTATATAAACTTCTGATCCATCTGCTTTCGGGAAAATGGCAAATGGTGCATTCATGGGAACGTCATTTGCTGTGACTTCCTCAACAGAATTAACCATTCTTCCGCAAAGTCCAGCTTGTTGCGGCATGATCTGTTGTGGGAATTGCTGTTGAAACTGCTGTGGCTGTTGATATTGAGGATAAGAATACTGGTTATATCTCTGATACTCGTACATAATAAACCTCTCTTTCTATCTTCATTTTATTATCAAAAGCACAATTGAACCACCCCAGTAAAACCCCATTAAAAGGACACAAAAAAGACACCCTTAACGGATGCCTTTAATGAGGAGAAAGTTATGTGAAATGTTTTCCAGTTACCTTAAGAATTTTATGTTGCATTTTTACGTTGATACGTCCTGCTGTCTTCGTTGAAACATGCATAATTTCTGCACATTCTTCTAGAGACTTTTCTTTCTTCCGTAAATCAAAGAGCGTTTCTTCTGTCGGTGTGAAATCACACAATTCTTTTATATGCTCTTTTTCTTCTTTGGTAAAGCACGTAACAATGTTTTTCATTTGCTTTACCTCATTGGGGGAGTTTCCGGCTATGACGGTGAGTTTTTGTCTCGCTTGGGTTCCACTACATTAATTAAAGAAAGGTGGATAACCAAGTATGTATGGTTAACACATTATTATAATAACATATTATTCCATTTTCGTTGTACCATTTTTTTCAATTTTATTTTTATAAGCAGTTGCTCGTCCATTTGCAATCGCAGACTGATTTTTATTAAATCCAGAAACCTTCGTTCTATCGCCTTGCAATGGAAGATCATTATTCTTACAGAATGATTGAAGCCTTTTATTCTGCATTCGCAGTTTATATGCCAGTTTATCATATTGAGGTTGCAAGATCTCTTTTACATCTGTTTCTGCAATCATATCAAGTTCCTGTTTCTTGGTCATAATTTCACGCTTTGTTTTGCGAATTTCTCTTTCAAGTAATCTCTGCTTCTGCTGCAAATCATAAAGTTTTTGGCTTTCATCTGCATTTATATTCACATTTCCGTTTTCATCAATGTACTTATTTACCATGTCTTTTCGCCACGGGCCATGTGAATGTCTGCAATTGTATCCGTGAAGTCCTAAGAGATTTGCAACAGTTCCCTTTCCGGTTTCAAGGTCTATGGTATAACCTGTACTTTCAAGTAGATTCGGAAATCCTGGTTCGCTCCCGATTATTTTATATGCCTTGCCTTGCCAGTGATCGTGAGATGGAATCCCTGTTGGATTCTTTTTATCATATCTGGCACCCGGATGCGCTGATACCAGAACATACTCTATTTTATTTTGTGCAATATAAATGTTCGTCACTTGTGCCGCAGTCTGATTCATAGATGTGACGATGCAACACCTTACTGCCGCTTCAAGAGAACGCTTCGTTCCAGTAGGGTATTCTACCATAACACCAGATTCTGCATATCTATCCAGAACTTCGCAGACTGCACTGCTGTAAGACTGCATTCCAGATGCAACTCTATAATCAACCTCATTTAGCATATTGAGCAAGTCCTTCTGTGTCTGGTTAATGGTTGTTTTTGTCAAATTATCAAGCTCACCGGATGTCTTTATTAACTCTGCATTCATTGCCATAATTGCCATATTATTTTTTAGCGGAGATATAATATCTGATGCTGATATCTGCGTCAAGACTTCCTTATCATCTGAGAATGATGTCATAACACTATCCCTTAATAATCTGCGAACCTCATTTCTCGATTTTCCAGACATTTCAGATATTCTTTTTACAATCTCTGTGTTATGCAGTCCCATCTGTTGTAGTTTCCACAATTCTCGGTCGGCAGTTCCTGACAACTCACCGGATTTTATCAATCGTGTTGCAATATCAGATATAATCCAATTTTCAAGATCTTGATACATTTCAACCAGTTTATCAGTTTTTCCGTAAAAATAATCCGGTCTAAGCATTATCCTTTTCCAACCTCTCTTTTAACAAGATCAATCCACTGCTTACCGTGATTTTCTTTTGCAGTTTCAAACCATTGTTTACCTGTTCCCGGTGTGTGATATTTTAATTCTGTTCCTGTCGGATACTTCTTTTCTCCACGGTTCGCCCACGATCTACCGTCTGCAGTCAGATAAAGTTCGCCTACATACTGATAATGTGCATATGGTGTATCCACTGTAATCAATCCTGGTTCTTTTATCTGCGTCTTGTTTCGCAAATCGCCCTGCTGCATAGGTGTGTATTTTCTCATGTCATTTACAACCTGCTCGTCAAGAACATTCTGAGCATTTCTCAAATTTTCATCCATGCGCTTTGTATCAAGCTTTATATTTACACTTCCGACTGTTTTGTTATAATGCATTCACATCAACTCTTTTCTATAGACTTTCTTATTTCCTCACATCTGTGTCTATGTTCGCAGTAAATAGTTGTAACGCACGTTTTCGAACCGCTAAAATATTGTACAGTCTCTATATTGGCAACAGGTTCTAATTCATCGCAATTATCACAGTATTTTTTAAAATCTGTTTTTATCATAACAATCCCTTCCTTTCTCTTTATTTCCAATACTTTTCATTCTACCAATGTACTCTGTTGTAAAAATTAAAACCATACTTATTCCTCCTCAAACAGACCACCGCTGTTCCTTTCCGCATCTTCCTGCGCTCTCTCTGCAAACATGGCATCTACTTCATCATCATTAAATCCCTCGTATTCCTTAAGGTATTTACGCTTAGAATAAATACCTTGAATCATTAAATTATATGCTCTTGATCTGTCCTGTTCGAAGCTTGCAAGCAAATCTTTAAAATAAAATATATCTTCGTCCGGTACATCATCATCCAGTGCATCCACATAGCCGGAAGGGATTCCGTAAAGGTCGCAGAATACATTGATTGCATAAATTAGATTTTTCAATGCTGTCTTTATGCATTTTCGAATATCGTTAATCGTTTCTACAGTTTCATTGTCATCACTTTCAACTTGTTTTGCTGTCAATCTTCCAGACTTTCTATCGAGGATAAACTGCCCCTGTGAGAATCCGCATTTTGTCGAGATCATAGATAAAACGCTGTTAATGTCTGTGATTCTGTCAGAAGTAAGCATGGTCGGTACATGTTCATCAATCGTACTTTTTGAATCCAGCCCCAATTTCAAGCCTTTAACAAACCGAGGAAGCTCTACTGTTGAGACACGCATACCACCTTTTCCCTGTTTTGTCAGCGCATTTTCATCAATAAAAGTAATGTGCTGAGAATCCTCAACCTCGTTTCCTTTTTTACTCCATGCGATATCAAGATCTCTAAGCTCCATAAGTGCATTTGAGAAAATCGATACACCTTCTGGAGATGAGTAATCGATCGTGTTGTTGAATGGAGTTTTCAAGTAGGCGAACAGCGGTTTTTCTACATTCATAATATGAACGGCTTCTTCGATTGAAGACCACTCTGGAACGTCATGCAGTTCTATTTTCTTGCCAAGTGAGTTACTGCTGTTTGACTTAAAAGCTCTGTTCTGAATCTCGTAAACGTTCATCTCTTCGCCCTCTTTATTTTTTGAGGTCGTAAAATGATGGTATTCAAGCCGGTAATAGTACACTTTATCTTTTAAAAGTCGGTTAATGAAAATGCATCCTCTGATATCTCCGTTGCTGGTCTTTTCTGTGATTGCAAAATCCCACGGCATAATATAATCGATCATGTTGTCTGGGTTCATTGAACCGTTTGGTTTTAAAATTATACCACCAACTCCGAGCATATCTTCGACTTTGTCTCTGATAGAAGTGTCAACCATTGCCCTGATGCACTTATTAATAAAATCCGCTCTCTCAGAACCGGTTATGCTCACTGACAAATCCATACATGCTTTCTTCGCTGTGTACTGGCAGAGGAATTTTGCGAAATTTATCGTCCTGATGTCATTTTTTTTCGGATCAACCCAAAAAGGGCTACCATTAATTATGTCGTTCCATCTCTGCTGTGAGTTTTCAATCTCCGGAGAAGTGATAAACTCGACATTAAATTCTTTTTCTGCATCTGTTCTAAAAAACTTCATGATCGTCTCCCTTATTTTTTCAAAAAAATTCATTCTACATCCCTCAAATTTCAAGTTGTCTGAAAACTTCATTTATTTTATGCCATTGGATCGCTATCCAGTCAACCATCGTCTCTTCATGTCCAAATTCTGTAAAATGTTGAAAATTTGACTGCAAACCGCTTTCCGCAAGAAATGCATGTATTATCTCATGTCGAAGTTGTTTTCTTTTCAAATACTCAAAATCGCCTACTTCATTCACATTATCTGACCGTAAATGTATCTCTTTGTTTGTATAATCACAATATCCATCTGTATCACTGTTTTTAAATTCTTCAATAATAATCTTATATTCTGTTCCTAGCACATTAATCGTCTTCATATTCTTCAATTTCTTCTTCCTCATCATCATAAAGACCGTCATTCCTTCGGCTGGTCATGATAATCCTGTTCAATGCATAAATGTTTGCCATGATCGTGTCTTCTTCTAAAGTCGGGTATGCATCCGAGAATGAACCATCTGGAAGCTGCTCATGCTCTGCCTTTGTAAACTCTCTTTCTGTATTCGGGCATCGCTCCGGATCAATGACAATCTTATTACATCGCTGTAGCCACTCCCAACAGTAATCTCTTCCTTTTCCACTTCCCCATCTTTTCTTTGCCCCGATCGCATTAAAACCCCAGTCCTGCATTTCTGCTATTCCGTCCGGTCTGGCAGAATCGCATATAATTTCTACATTCATAAACTTCTTTATCTTTCTGGCAAAGGTAGAGTTTTTACATTTTTTAGAATACACCTCGCCGAAAATATAAAGAGTGTCTGTCTCGTAGTCGTAGTAGTTCTGGCAGAAAACCTGCGGGTGGGTATATCCGAAGTCCAAGCCGTGGTTTACTGTATCGAATGTCATTAACTCTTCATCCGATATTTTTCGTATTTCTAAATTATCAAAGATTCCGCCTCCCGTTCCAGTGACTTCTCCGAGATAATTATTTTTATAATATAATGGTTTATGAATCCTGAACCATTCCGCACGCTCGAAGAATCGCTTTCCAAGCCATTTTACCGGGACATTATAATAATAACTGTGGCAAATCCGTGTCTGTGGCTTATTTTTACACTCTTCAGTGTACTCATTCATAAAGTTATTTTTTGACTTCGGCGGATTGAAGATTTTTATGTCAAGTGCAGGTGTATCTGCTCGCAGGAAAGTATCTTCAATGTTATCCATCTGCTCCACACCTGCCATCTCGTCGCACTCTTCATGAATTAAAAGCTTTACATAGCCAAAAGGTACGTTGAACGATTTCAAACTGATCGGCTTATCTGCTCCGGCAAACATGACCATTTGCCCGGTTGGTTTATACACCGCACACATCGGAGACTGCTTAAAGTCCCAGTTATCCAGATCATTACACCGTATCACCACCTTCATAAACTGATTGTAAACAGATCCGCGCAAGTCAACCTTATATCGTCTGGTGTATACGATATGCGCCTGGGGATCCTGCCGAATGGTTTCGTATGCCAAATCTCCCCAAAAGTTCGATTTTATGGAACCACGACCGCCCTTGGATATGATTTCATGAACGTCTATCTCTCCGGCAAAGGCTTCGTGTACTGTCCTGTAAATCTCCACAAAGTCGGATGTGATGTCTGTGATCGGGATCGTCCAGAGTGCTGCCTTCTCGCGTTTTTCCTTTTCCTCTCGCTCGATCTTCTGCTTTTCTGCTATGGTCAGTGCTTTTTCCAAACCATCCATAGCCTTAAGCTGATCCGAGAAATCCGGGGAGAATCCGAGACCGTCCACAACTTCGCTCTTTGCGATTTTACTTCTGCGCTCTTGGATTTCCGCTAGCGACATGATATCCCGGTGCTGTTCTTTCTCAATTTGCTCCATTTTTTCCGCTATATATTCTGTAATGACAGTTTTTGACAGTAGTTTTTGTGCGCTTCTATTTGCTCCATTCTCACTATAGCCAGCGCTTATGTATGCCTGTGTGGCATTCCCACCATTTTTTATCCACTCGTCTGCAAATGCCTTCCATTTCTGTGTGAGTTCTCCCTTCATCCGCTCACCGCCTTATAAATATCAATCAAACAGAATATTACTTCCGGGATAGATGCCGTTTTAAGAATCTCATAATCTTCTGTTTTCCATTCTTGTTTATTTTTCTTAAAGGTGTACACTGGTGTAATAATTCTGTAAATTGTGATCATGCGCTTCTGGTCTTCACTGTAGAATTGATTCTGATTTATTTTTATAATTAGTCCACGCTGTACAATTGCAGTTTGAAGCTTTTTTACTTTTCCTTTTAAATTTGCCAATGCGCACACCTCCCATCATTTTACTTATAATTTTATTATAAGATATTTTTTAACTGTTTTTGTTCCATTTTTAGGCATAAAAAAAGCGGCTATATTTCAAGCCGCTTGTATGCTTTTTTAAAGCACATACATAATATAAAAAGTTTTTCCGCCATCTTCAACGATTCCCCAGTCTGCAACCGGGATCTTTTTTTCAATCATATTTCTGTATGCTTCCCGGTCTTCCTTTTCAACGCCCCATTCGTCAAGATAGTTTTCTAAATTCTCTTCCAAGTCTTCAATAATCATGGCTCCGTCTTTCAAATGCTTTTCCGCTTCTGATCTGGTGTCGCCGTCTTTCATTAACAGCTCAACTTCTTTTTCTCTTGTCATTCCGTTATCTCCTTTTTTAATTAATGAACTAGGTTTTTACTGGTCAATTTCCGGTAAAAATTCTCCGGTGTGTAATTCTTCCGCAACGATCCTGTACGCTTTTCGGATTGTGCTGGCTCTATTTACCAGATACTCCCAACCCTGCACGTCTTTTTCTTTCCAGTCTCCCATGTACTCGGCTTTCACTTCGTCATCAAGATTAATAAAATCCATGATGTCTGTGTCATGTCTGTTTTCAATTTCCTTCATGAGTTCATCTAACTTTTTGTAACATTTTCTTAATTCTTCCATAGTTTTATCCCCCTCTAAGCTCTTTCTCTTAAGTCTTTAACTGTACAGTTTTTATAAAACTCCTTATATTTTTCAAATGTGTTCTTTTTGCTCCAATCTTTTTGTATTCCGCTTACATTTTCAAAATAGTTTTTATCTCTCTCGTATAAAAGATGTAAAAGATCCTCACGTTTCATTTTGTTTATTTCTGTTTTTGAATAACTATAAATGTTTTTTAATCCTTCCATTTTCTTTTCCTCCGTGTGTTGTGTTTTCCTTGTTTCTGATATTATAATACACCATTTTCGGTGTAATGTCAATACCTTTTTACATTATTTTTAAAGTATTTTATTTTTTCTCATTTTCTACATATTTAATAATGTTACCCGGCTGCATATCCAGAAGTGTACAGATCTTCTCTAACGCGATGATCCCGACCATGTCGCCACGCCTTAGCGTCTGGATTGCGTTTTCTCCCAAAAGCTTTTCTTTTCTTAGCCGTGACGTGGTGTATCCGCTTTCTTTCAGCGTTTCTAATACATTTATTTTATAAGTAAGCATTTATTAATACCTCTCTTTCTTTATAAAGTAATTATACATTATTTTATAATTTATTTCAATTGTATTTACACCAAAAATAATGCACAAATATTATTCCTTGATTGTACATTATTTTTGGTGTATTTGTATATTGAAATTACACTGTTTTTGGTGTATTATAATATTAACAGGGGGACAGAAAAAGAATTAACAGAGGTTTGCGGAACTTATGAAAGCGACTGCTCCAGATGTCCGAAGAAAACAGAATGCAATGAGTATAATTCGATATTTGCACAAAATAGCCGAAACGCTCCGCTCTGGAGAGTCCACCGTGGAACGGTCGCCCGGTGCTGACGATGGAAGACCAGAAAGGGAAAACATGAAAAATTTAATTGGAAACAACTTGAAACGGCTTTTTATTTTTATCTTGCGTATTTTGCCAATACAGACTTTTTTATGCGTGCGTGGTATTTTTATCCTATGCGTGATAAGAAATCCGTCTATGCGTGTCATGCGTGCGTTATGCGTGCAGTTTAAAATAATATGCGTGTGTCTATGCGTGCAGTTCTATGCGTGAATCAAAGTATTATGCGTAGCTGTCCGTTGCTTTCTTCTTCGTACAAGCTCCGGCTGTTGAGCATCCTTAATGCCATTTTCTTTTTTCTGTAAAAATGCGTGCGAGAAATCGGCATAATCCCATAGCGTGCTTCCATTTTGTCATATGATATATTATTTAAAATTGATTCTGCTATTTTATCGCCAAGATAATTGTCTATGCGTGTGCATACCTCTATCGTTTCCTCTCTGCTCATTTTAAAGACCTCCATATGCGTGACACATAAGTTTCTTACAACATTATACCATATATCAGTTCATAAAAACACAACATATTATCGTATTCATGCAACATTATTATATTTTTATTCATTTAATCATTGTTCTTTGATATGTATTTTTTTACCGGTTCTTTCTTGGTTTTTTTAATACTTTTCGGTATGATCTCCTTCTGCTAACAACCACTAATTCACTTTTATTTTCGTAAATTATTAGCCAGCTGTCCGGTATAAGTCCTCTCGACTTCAAAAATATTCTTTCCTGATTTGTCGGTTCTCTTCTTTTATATTCTCTTTTTAACATGTCTCCTCTCCTTTATTTTTCACTAACTGCTTGTCGTCAAACCATTTTATCGTGCCACCGCCAAACTTTACTTCCGGCTGTATGATAATGCTTTTTCCTATATGTTTTACTTCACCGTTTTTTATTGCAGTGAAAAAATGCAATGTTGTTTTATCCATGTTTTCAATACCTCCGTTAAAGTTCAGTTTAGCAGTTCCGGGTTGTCAATTGCATTTCCAATGACAACAATTTCATCTGGATTAAATTCTCCTAAAGAAATGCTTTCCGAACTTCCAATCGCCTGCGCTTCCCAACTGAGTGAGTAATCGCACCATTCAATAATATATATTTCATCGTCGCACTGAAAAATATCTTTCTCATAGATTCCCTCGTATCCGGTACACTGGCAGATTGTCTCTTCTTCAATAACTGTATTAGGTTGTACACCGCTAAATCCATCCCAGTACACCCACATATTATCTGTCAACGTTCTTTTACCTCTGTATAAATGTCTATTCTCCATTTTTCTTCTCCTAAATTCTAATTTAACTACGCAAACCGGAGCTGTCCGGTCTGCTCTGCTTCAATCCTCATGTTCGGCATCCGTTCAGCAACGCACAATTCCGGTAAATTTGCTCTGACCAGTGCAGCCGGAATCGGCGGACACACTGCATTGCCGCATCTTCTGACCTGTTCGCTCCGCGGGTAGGTCTTTCCGGTATAATCATGGTCGATTATGTAATCATCCGGGAATCCCTGGCAACCATATAATTCTTTAGGCTCTAACATCCGCAATCCAATGTCTACGATCTGATAGTCTGTCCCATTTATGGTCACTAATCCAAAGCGATCCTGTGCAGTGACTGTATCAAGCGGTTTCTTAATATCTTGCCCTGTTCCCTGTCCATAGTATTTAATCAGAAATGCTCTGACCTCTCCAAAATGTCCGTCACCGGCTGTGATCGTTGGTAATGGCTGTCTGATATCTTTTCCGTCACAATGATTGTTCATCTGGATCAGATTCGCAGTAACAACGCTGTTATGATCCCATGCGGTCACTGTCGGAAGCGGATTTTCTACTGTTTCCCCAGCACCCTTATATCCTCCGTCATAGTACTTATGCAGAAACGATGTGACCAGTCCATATCTGTTTGAGCTGTCAACTGTCATGATTGGGTCTTCTATAGTTTGTCCTCTTACTCCATCCTTTGAAGTTTCAGAATGGTACTGAATCAATGTAGGACTGATAAGACAATGCTCGTTTTTGCTCACGATCGTTGTAAGCGGCTCTCTAACATCCTTGCTTCGGTCTTTTGTAAATCCAGTCTGCCCGATCTGCACCATATATGGCTCTACAATCCCATATCCGTGCTTTCCGGTGATAGTCGGCATCGGCTCTCTGATGTCGTTCGGTCTACGCTCACCGCCATGATTACACTGAATGATAAAAGGCTCTGGATTATCCAAAACGAATTTTTTTAATCCTCTGGCTATCCTGTCCATCGTCTTTTGTGCCAGTGGTCTTACTGCCCGGATTCCGTATTTCTCTTTTATTTCTTCCGAAGTATCAAAGATACTTGGACAGGGCAAGGAAAAATCCAACTGCGTATATGCTCCAACATAAGGTTTTTTCAATCCTGCCTTTACCTCTTCACTGTCTGCCGGTCCGTGCGTTGGCTCTGGCCAGACTATCGACTTGCCGTCACACCGTGCAACCATAAAGAATCGTTTTCGCATGGTCGGCGCACCATAATCGGCTGCGATCAGCTCGCGGAACTCCACTTCATAGCCAAGATCCCGAAGCTGTTGTACAAATCTCTCAAACGTCTTGCCTTGCTTTGCCCTAATCGGATGATGCCGCCTGTTTAACGGTCCCCATGTCTTAAATTCCTCTACATTCTCAAGCATGATAACCTTTGGTCTTACAAGCCCCGCCCATCTTAAGGCTACCCATGCAAGACCTCTGATATTTTTATCTTTTGGTTTTCCACCCTTTGCCTTGCTGAAATGCTTGCAATCTGGGGAAAACCAGGCAAGTCCGACAGGATGCCCTTTACAAGCCTTTACAGGATCCACCGCCCACACATTTTCGCAGTAATGCTCTGTGTTTGGGTGATTAGCTTTGTGCATCTTAATAGCTTCTGGATCATGATTGATTGCAATATCAACACTGTATCCGGTTGCCATTTCTATACCAGTGGAAGCGCCGCCCCCACCAGCAAAATTGTCAACTATCAATTCTCCGTTAATCATTTTTTTGAAAGGAACCCGGCGCGCCTTTTATCCGGATAGGTTCCTGCTCCTTTCTAATTTTCTTAAACCATTTTTCTGATGTCTTCCACGAGTCCACTGTCGTCTGAATACACATCCTGCAATCTGTTTGCGGCTGCGATTAACAGTTCTTTCATTTCGAAAACAAGCTTTCTTCTATTTGCTCTTGCAACTGCCTTTTCGTCTACGACTTCATCGACAAGCGTGTGCTCCGGAAGCATTTCTTCACAGGCTTCGATAAACACGTTTCTACTCTTATCGTCGAGCCCTATCTCATCCAGACAATTTTTAACAATGTCCTTCGTAAGCTCGACACCAATTGCTTCCTCGTCTGGATCTTCATTCCGATTTTCAACCAAAACGTCATTCAGTAAATTGTGGACTGCATCTGAGGCGGCAAGGTGTCCATCGTCATCATCTCCTATGACATCATTTATGATTTTCTGAAATGTAATCTTCTTTTCTGTTGATGTCTGCTTTTCCTCACAACCAAGTCCAGCGGTCATAAACTCCCGGTGTGGGGTTCTGGTGTCTTTTGTGTAAAACATAACGGAATGGATGTCTGTGCTTCGGTCTGTAAATGCCGGGAAAATAAAGCCTGTATCTGGCATCCCGACAACCCAGTCTCTGATTCGTGATTCGATGCGGTTTTCGTCCTCACGGTAACCAAGCCCCGGCTTTGTCAGATTCACCGGACAGATTGCGCACAGCAGATACTCATAAACCTCCTCGGATTCATCCAGCTTGTCATTGTCTGAAGTTTTGGTCATGACATCATAGGCATCGTGAAAAATTAGGATCAGATAATTTCCAACGTAATCGTAGCTGTCAATGATCATGTCGTAAAAAGTATCAAGCAGATCATCATTTTTCAGTTTGCTTTCGCGCAGTCCCATTAAGAACTGCTGTCTTCCTCCTGTTTCTTCCTCTGCAAGCGGAAATTCCAGTTCTAAAAGGTTGTTGCCAAGTTTTCCTGACAATGTCTTTTTCGCAATGTCAAGATATTTAAAATACTCTGCATCATCCAGATTCAAAAATGTCTCCCCGATTTTTGTGATCTTATTATGGTCAGCGTCTACATAGCAGCCGCACATACGAGTGAATGTACAGGCTTCCTTTTTAAATCTTCTTTTAATTTCTAAAACATCCCTTTTGTTCATAAAATTTAATCCTCACTTTCTTCCTTTTCGTTTTCTTCCTCTTTGATCGTTGCGATTTCTGCGTTTAAATTCCTGCTCATGGTAGATAAAATTTTTACAATCATTTCGCTTTTCGTCTTATTATCAACCTCTCCGGCGGCATTCTTTTTCGCTTCCAGCTTGTCCCGGTATTTATCGTACTGTCTGGAATTGATATATCCAGCTTCGTACCAGCCGAAGATGTCATCATTTGAATAGCACTTTTCGCCTTTGATCGTCACGAAAATCTCATTTACCTTTTCACGTTCTTTTTCTGCTTTGGTCTGATATTTATCTCTTAGCTTCTGTATTTCTTTTCTGATTGTCTCCAAGGCTATTATTTCTACATTGCTCATTTTTACACTCTTTCCGGTTTCTCACACCGTTCAAATTTTATTACCCACACCCACGGATTAGCATTCCATCCGTAGCGGTCAAGGTCGGATTTCTTGATGGTGGAATCCCATACATCAAAAAAACCAAGTGCTGTTGATGTATAATCGAAACATCCCTCTGCTTCTGCATCATCGTCTGTCATATCCTGCAACCGCTCCACTCTCACATCCGTAACCTTAAGCCAGATACGTGCCGCTTCTTTCGGCATGTGGATTGACGGATGCCAAGTGCCTCTCCAACCTTTAGGTCGAAGTTCTCCATCAGCTTTGTAATAATAGATGGTATGACCACGCATATGACCTGCTTCATTGACTGGAAGTCCGCACCATGTTTCTCGAACATACAGGGTATCACCCGGCTGATATGGTACTTTTATGATACAAGGCTCATTCCTGCCATTGTAGAGCATCAGTCCATCTCTAATATATCCAGTCCACTGTGGATTTTCTCCCGGTAAAAATCTTACCAGCCGACGAGTGCAAGTCTTCCGTCCGTCCAGAATTGCCCGAACCATTTCTGTGTTGAATAAAATCGGTTTAATCGCCATTTACTCCACCGCCTTTCACAATCTCAATTACCCGTTCTAATACTTCAACGGCTCTCCTTGCTTGAAATTCTTCCGTGACAGTTCCGTTTTTCTGCTCGTACTTAATCATCCTCTTATGCAGATTCTTTTCCTCTTCCAACTGCTTCACAACCGCATCCACATCATAGGCGGTCGGCTGTGCGTCAATAACGCTTTGAAATCCAATGATGTGTGCCATATCGACCAAACTGGCACTTTCATTTTTAACTTTTTCAAGATGGTCTATTAACTTGTCTGCATCAATCAGTCTCATCGTTCGCCCTCCTGTTCCAATCTGTAGTTGCTTTCGCACGCTCGTCTCTCCCTGTTCTGATTCCTCCTTCCTGATCCATGTACATCTCACATTCATAGCTTTTTGGAAGTTCTGTTCCGCATTTCATACATTTGATTTTGAACATTACCCCAACATCCGAATGTAATGGCTTATTTCTAATGGTTAAGAACATTGCTTTTCCACCGCAGAACGGACATGGCTTAAGGCTTTCATTCATTCTTCATCACTCCAATCAATTTTTCTTAAACAATTTGGACATCCATAAGGTTCTTCTACTTGATGCCCACAATCTGGACAATAACCAACATGTTCTTTATGTTTCTGATATCCAAAATAACTATTCGTTACATGCATTGGTTTCTTTGCTGTCTGTTTCTCCATAGCCGCACGGCATTCTTCCGGTGTACCGATTGCCTTGTACTCTTCCCATGCTTCTTTATCCTCATTTGTCAGAATGCAAAAGCCCTCATGCTTTTCCCCTTTGAACACTGTTTCAATAAAATGCTTCATTAACAAGGGGATGTCTACATTTGCATGATAATTTTCCTTCAAATCTTTTTCGATTTTCCGGTATTTCTGGATTTCTTTCAGTGCCTTGATTGCAATATCACAAGCCTTTTCTCCAATAGTGCTTTGATACGCTCCATCTGCTTTCACTGACACCTGCTTGCCAAAATCTTTTAAAACTTCAATTGCTTCATTCTCTGTCATTTCACACCTCCAACAGCTCCGGGTTGTCAATTATGTTGCCGATCACTTCAAAATTCTCTGAATCAAAATCATCCAGTTCCTCGTAGTAATCACAGCCCGGCTCATTCGTACACCATCCGTTTTCATGCCACACGACACACTTTCTCGTCTCATCTTCTGGAAACTCAACGTCGATATGCCCTGAAAGAATATCATTCTCAAAAATCCGTCTGCCGCTTTTATCATTAAGTCCTGTGCACTGGCAAATAGTTGATGGGTCTATCTCGTAAACAGCTTTTTTACTTGCGAAAACCGGTTTAAAAATAAGCGGTCTTCCTGCAAGTTCATAATAACTACCAGACATCCATTCTCCGTCATCAATGCACTTTCCGCGGAACAAATATCTATCTTCCATCCTTTTCCTCCATTTCTTTCAGCTTGGCTTCGGCTTCCGCTCTGGTAAGAAATACCGACTTTTCAAATTCCATTACATCAATTTGACCAGATAAAGTCTTATCATTTGATTCATAATCGCAAAACAGTATAGTTTCTCCATCTTCAAAACAATCCAAATGGAAGTCTTTAACTGTAAACTCGTCTATATCTTTTCCAAATCCTGCAAAATCAAGGAAAATTTTATCTCCCACCTTGCATGGCAACCTCAAAAGTAATCCCTGCTCATCTGCATCCTCATAATATTTCAATTTTTCTCGCAAATCAGCCATAGCCCATAAATTGCGATAGAATAATGTTAAAAGTCCTATTGTACTGTCTATTTCTACCGACAGCATGGAAGCCATATATTCGTCAACTTCTTCATCTGATAAGCCATTAAAATCTTCACCGCAAATATCTTTGACAAGATTTCTTATAAGCCACCTGCTATCAACGTCCAGATTATAATCTCTGTATCTGGCATTGCGCTCATCATCTGCATAGCAGCTGTTATGTGCCAGCTCGATCATCGACATGTCAGCCACGCTTTTATTTGTCGTTAATCTCTCCATGCTATTCCTCACTTTCTTCGCTAAGGTTCGTGAACTGGAACACTAACCGGTTTAATATATGTGTAAATCCAAGTATGTCAATTTTATCATCTCCGGTAATCCTTTTATATAAAATGAAAAATGCCTGAATGATTGCAAAAAAATCATCTGTAAGTTCCTCATTAGAAAGTTCCAGCTTTTCGATGACAGCACTTTCTCTTTCATCTTCATCTTTGTAGCAATCTTGTAATGCTGTTAAAAAATGTAAAATTTTAATATCGTGTTTTTTCATATTTTTCCTCACTTTCTGCCCGAAGCCACTTTAATAAGCACTCGTAGCAATTACAATTATCATTTTTGTCGCAATCAATTTCTGCTAACCCATTTTCATTCGGACACATCATATTGACTGCCAGCTCCTCATCCGTCATGCTTCTGATCCGGTCTGCATTGGTATGTGGCTTTTTTGCAGGTGTGTCTTTCTCATCTGCTTCATAGCGTTCCGGCAATCCATGTTTCTCGGCATTTTCATAGGTAGCAAGTTTTTCAATTGCTTTTATGGTGCTATCTATGATTCCATTTGCCATACAAGTTTTTGTGATATCGCCAAAATGCATTCTTAGCAGTTCAAGGTTCTGTATCATTTCTTCTATGCGATCCATGCTATCCCTCTCTTTCTACATTCAGCCTTGGCTCTGTCTAAAATCTGCTGAAAATACCACTCTAATTGTTCCTTGTCCCTCTCTTTTTCGATCAAAACAGCAGCATCGTTCCAAGTCGAATCCGTCAAATTGATTCCTCCGGTAATATAGATATCATCGATCCTGTAAAATTTAAAATGCGACTCTTCTACCGGATAGACATTTATACGATAAGTGCCCATGATATCTTCCATTTCTTCTAATCTTTTTTTTCTATCGATTGCCGTCTCTCCATAATATGAATTGTTATATTTTTTCATTGGAGGCATTCCTACAACCATATCTGTATTGGTATCCATTAAGGTGTTCAGAAAATTCAATACCATAGATTCTCGCGTTTTAAGCTCTCCTAAACAATTTTTAAATTTTTTATCAGAAAATGATAAACCATATGTAGCGATCTCTACTCTTATATCTTCTGGCGGTTTTTCTCTGAGTTTGTCATATAACACGTCATTTAAAAAACTCATCAAGTCTACTGAATTTAAAAAAATCATATTTCTACCTCACTAAATCCATTGTTTTAACAGATATCCCTTTAAATTTCCCGGTGCGACAATACTCTGCGGTATCAAAAAACATAATGCATCCATCGTCTTTTCCGGTATCGTCACTTCCTGCAAGTGCTATGCTTACACCATTTCTTATCAGTGTATTTTTTAACAACATCAGTACCGCTTCTATCTCCTGCTTGGTTTCATCCGTCATTTCAACTTCACCTTTCTCTTTCTGCCTTTCTTCTCAAACTTGTCGCACATCCCAATCGGGCATCCACGCCTTAATCCGGTCTTTGAATAATATCCACACATAATCTCTGTCTGGCTGTGATTGTACGAATATTTACATTTCCGGCAGTATTTTACGCTTGTCTTTGTCATCTCTCCCATGTTAATAATCCTTATTTCACCGCTTTTCCTGTTACAATATCCCAATTTTCATCCTCAATAAACTGATTCCGAATAATCTCATCCGTCAGATAGTGTTCCTTACTCTTTGGCTGCTTGCGCCAATAGGAATCAATGTAATAGGCAACCCAATTCATAAATTCTTCGATTTTGGCATTTGAGAAACGGTAAGAATCTTTTAATGTCGGAATAGTCAGATACATTGTGGAGGCAAGCGCGCTCTCGATATTCCGATCTGCGCCAAGCACTGCCCGTCCATTTTTTATATCTGCCATATACAATTTTTGTGACATTGGGATTGATTTTACCCACTTGACCACATCAATTTTCTTTTTACGGCAATATGCCATCATGCTCTCGCTCGTTACCGCTTCGTCATCATCGTCCTGCCAAGATTTCCGACGCTCAACGGTTTTGCTATAAAAATTCGTGACCTGCTTAAACGTCATATCAAACTTGTCATACAAAATGGCTGTAAAAATATATCCCATGTGATTCGCGATATTATCTCCTAACTGGCATTTTGCTAATTCCTGCTTATAAACACTCAATGGAATCACCCTTTTTCTCTGCTGTACGTTATGCATTTGTTCACCTTCCTTGTATTTTTTATTTTATATTTCCACCCGCCATCATCTTTTCAATGATTTCCTCCTGCATCCGCTCTGCGATATGATCCCGGACTGATTCTTCTGGAAATGCGATCTGATATGTCCGCTCCTTGATCCGGTTCGTGATCCGGTCATCGTAGGATAGTTTGTCCAGCGGATCATTACTCGTGAAAATCGTTACCTTCTGGTTTATGTACCGCTCATTGATGATCTGATACATTTTGTCATTTATCCAGTCCGCTGGTCTCTCCACTCCGAAATCATCAATTACAAGAATGTCTGTGGTGTAAAGTGCGTCTAAAAGCTGGTTCTCACTGTATTCTGTATCTCTCCGCCATGTATTCTTAATCTCTTGCAGGATGGTCAGTGACACTGCAAACTTCACTGCATAGTTTTTCATCAGCTCATTTGCAATCCCGGCAGCGATCCTCGTCTTACCGCTTCCCTTTGTCCTCGACCAGATATACAGTCCCATGCCTCTTTCCTTCTGGCTCTCAAAATCATCCAGATAGGTTTTTATGATTTTACAGGCATCTGACACCATCTTTTTACTTTCCTGCTTCCTGTACACATCCATCCGAAACAATCTCAGATCCATCCCACGGAATGCCTCCGGTATATCTGCGAATCGCAACCGCCTTGACATGACCGCTTTCTCACGGCATTTACACGGTACTGCTATTTCAACTCCGTCTTTTATTTTCAAGATCCACTCCCGGCCTTCGCAAATCGGACACACATCAGAATCCTTGGAAGTCTCCGGTGTCTCCGCGTTCCTGCATGAGTTCGTTGAGTGATTTTTCATGCGTTCCAGTATCTCTTCCAACTGATCCATCGTTCTCTCCTTTCAGGTACTGCATAAACAAGTTCTCTCGTAAAAAGTTCTCCGGCTTTTTAATATACCGCTCTGCTGTTTTCTCCCGTCTGCATATATCTGCATAATTCTGTGCGGCCAATACCAGATCATCTTCCGGTACACCAGCCAGTACCGCATTGCAGTATTCTGTTTCAACAAGACAGCCAGTGCACCGTTTCGGATAGGCTGCTGCAAACTCTCCGAATTTTTCCAAGGGGGATATAGGGGGTGTATTTTGTTTATGTTTATGTCTTTGTTTATTAATAGGTTCACTTTGTGGTTCAAACTGTGGTGCAATTTGTAGTTCACTTTGTGGTTCATCTTGTGGTTCATTTTTACTGTAATTTTGAACCACAAGACTATTTATTTTATATTGTGCTGCAAGATTCCCACCGCGCGATTTCCATTCGATGAACCCATCTGTAGCAAGCTTATTTCTCGCTCTCTTTAACGCTGATGCATTTAATCCAGACCGAAGTCCAAGGACTGACGAGGCTACCGTAAACGTATCTGGCCACCCTGCTTTATTCGCTATGGACATTAACGCATGCCATAAGGCGATTGCAGTGTTGGGCTGCGGGTTTAGTTCGAGCCTGTCGTAAAATGCTTTTATCTCAGCTAAATAGTTCAAGTTTCCACCTCCCGAATCCGAATTTCAATCCGTGGATTTTCAGCATCTATACGAAATTCATCAGAGAATCCACAGATCTGCTCCCAGCCATCATTTTTTAATACATGGCAGTTAACTAATGCATCCTGGATCACTTTTCTGCCGAATGACGATATATTGTCCAAATCACGCCTTTTATTCTTTTCCACCCACAGATATTCCATAAATACTTTTTTATTGATATTTACGTCTCTCAGGCACTTTCTGATGTACACAGAAACAATAGCTTCATTCTGCTTTTTCATCTCTCCGCCTTTATATCTGCTTGCCTTATCCGCACGGATAAAATCATTCAAGTTATCCAGTCGTCCCGGTATTATCAGTAGGTACTCCAACTTCTCGCCACCTTTCAAATGTCATTTTCATGTTTAAACGTTTTTTCAGTATCGCTCTGGCACGGTGCAGCTCTTTTGATAGATATTCATCCAGTTCTTTTTCATCTACTGGATCTCCCGGAACTGGTCTGTAATATCCATTTCCAACATTGATAATGCAGTCATCCTTTGTATTTGCTGTCTCTATCTGCTTTCGCAGTTTTCTATCTTCAAATGGATTATAGAGTCTCGGTAATGGTTTCAAATGTCCGCAGGGAATGTCATTTATTGTCTTCATTAATCCCCTTTCTTCTCCGGGACTAAACCCGGAGATAATAACCAGCTTCCAATAATTCGTGATATATTATTTTCTGCATGAATAGGTTTCTTTCTGCCATTTGGCAAGGTGTTTCAACCCTATAAATCCTTTACAACAATTCCGTAGACCTTATACATCTCTCTGAACCGGATCACTCCAAGGCTGTGTGCCAGTGTGTGGTGTTCTCTGCACAAACAGATTTTTTTATAACTGGAATCATCTACTTTTGTCCTGTCATTACCCATTCCGATTGCATCCTCATGATGAATCTCTCCATCTTTTCCGCAGATTGCACATTTTTTGTGTAACAGGCAGTAGTAAAGATATCTTCCTATGTCATCTGTACGTTCTATTGCATTGTCAGAAAGCGGTATTCCGTTCTCTAGGGCAAATTCCAGTATCGTGTTGATAAATTCCCTCGCTGTGTCCATAGAACAGTTGGAAAGACTGAAATACGCATCACCGGTACGCATCATATGCTGATACTTCAATATCTCTTTCATTTCTTCTGGAAGATATCCTGTCCAATCTGAAATGTCTCTGATAGTTGCATATGCTTTTTTTCTCTGCTCTGCTGATATGTGCCTGCCATCATCAAACCTGATCTCGGCATTTCTAATTTTCTTTCTTTGGAACATGTCCCCAAGCTTCAGATCTGGAACAGATACAACCAAGTCTGTTCCGTCTTTCTGCTCTCGGTATTGGTTAATCTTTACAAGTGCGTGCATTAGTTATCAACATCCTTTTTTCTGACATCATAAAGAAATACTCTGCGTTTCAACGATTCATTTCTAATGGATAATGCAACGATCTCACCATCTTTAATAATAATTTGTTCAACCTTGAACTTATCGTATGTGCTCCACTTATTATTTTTTTGTATAAGTGCAACATCCTTTGCAGGAATCCATATATATGGTGCAGTGTAAAGTTCTCTTCCAATTCCCCAGTTAAAGCAAGCACGCTTGAAAGAATCCGATGCCTGTCCTTTTTCTTTTTCCGTATATGATTCAGTTCCTACATCCTGCTTCCATACCCAATGATCGCCGTCTTCTGCCGGAAAATTAATACCTACATTGCAAAAGAGATTTCCATTAATTAACTCATGTTTTCTCTGCCATCTCTCTGATCCTACAGATTCGTCCAGAATGCGCATATCACATCTGGCATCTTTATAAAGTAAAAGGCTGCAACCTTTCTCATTTACGGTCGCCACTCTGGCATCAATCTCTTTTTCTGTTAAAGCTCTAAATTCCATTATTTCTCCTCCACAATTCTGCTTGCCCACATGTCAGAAAAATGTAACAACAGATACAACGGCGTTTCTTTACCGGAAATATCATATTTAAACGATCCATACAGTCCATTATGCCAAAGGATAGCCTGCTCTTCTTCCTCTGTAAGCTTGATGAATCTTTCAGCAATCGCAATACTTCTCACTTCATGCGGAATATACAGAAGTTCTTTATTTATCTCATATGGTTTTGCTTCTGACTGTACCAATGGATATTCTCCATTTTCATCCTTTTTCCGGCTCTTGATCATATTAGGTACATAGTTTGGTTTTCCATAATCTCCCATCTTTCCAAGATCATGCAGCAAAGCACAAATGATAATGGCATTCTGTGTTTCATCCGGTAAAACTTCCGGTCCTTCCGCCAATAAAAATGACATATCCTGCATGATTCCGAGGACATTCCAACTATGTTCTGCTAAACCGCCCTCTTTTGCCAAATGGTTAGAACCCGAACACGGAGCCGCAAAAAATCCATCATTTTTCATGGCTGCAATTAAATCTTTCATTCCATCTCTTTCAGTGGACATAAGTTTTTCCACAATTAAATTTTCAAATTCTTCCATCTTTCTTTTATCCTCTCTTCCTCTGATTCAATATCTGCCAGCTCTTCACGTCTGGCTTGTTTCTCATATAATCTGTGGCGGCGTTCTCTGTCCCTCTCGTACTCTTCGAGCATATCGAGACTGTCCGGTATGTAATCATTCATATCTGTGAGAAAATCCCTCCCCATCATCGTCTGTGTCGGTAATCAGCTTCCTTGTGCCATACACAAATTCACCATGAATACTTCCGTCGGTATGCCATGAGACTTCACCGGCTTCTATGCCTAAATCTTCCAGTGTTCTTTCAAATTCTGCCAGTGCATCCTTGAGTATTCCTAAATCCTTCCATGTCAAACTAGGCGCTGCCATTTAAAAATTCCTCCATTTCCATCTGTCTAAAATCTGTAGATAAAACCATGCATCTGACCGCTTTCTCACGCTGTTGATTCATGTAATGTTCGTCCCGGCATTCTTCACACATGTTTCCTTCCCCGGGATCTAAACTACATCCACAGATTCTGCATTTTCTGTAAAACATAAAATCACGCTTTCCAAAAATTTAACTATGTGTTACAATAAACGCAGAAATACTTTTGTATTCCTACGGTAAATAGCACCAGTTCTCGCCAAAGAATGTTATGGTGCTATTTTTCTTTTTCACTGAGTAACCATCCTTTCATTTGATGGTAAAGCGGTATGTATCCTTCAGCGTCAACCTCAATATGAAAATCCGTTGCCACCTTTGTAATAATCATGCCGACCGCTATATCCTCGACATTCGGATTTTCCTCACCGCTTACGCATTGAGCATTTGTCACTTTGCCACCTCCTCAAATTCCCCAAGGAACTCAACATCAGCGTCAAGCTTGTCTTTCCGGCGGATCATGTAAAAGTATGCTTTCCGCTTTTCTTCCCGGCGTTTCTCCACATCCATGATTGCAACTCCAATAAGTGCAACCACCGCACCGAGGGCTATTGCGATCAGCAGAAAAACATAATACATTCCATCCGCATCGAGCATTCCACCCAGAAACATGATTCCAAGCCCTACCGCTATAAAAACATATGCTACATTTTTCATGATGCATTGTCCTTGACCACAAGCTTAATTCCTTCCTGTCTTTCGTAAATCTCTAACAGAATGTCCATAATCTTGGCTTTCCTCTCTGGTGTAATTTCCATGTCTGCTTTGTTCATAGGAATCTCCTTTCTCATTATTTAACGCTCCAACACATGGCAATCTGCTTGTCAAGTTCCGCCTGTTTCTTTGAGATTGCCATACCATCCGCAACACCGAGAATGTAGTTGAAGCTCACTTTGTCCAGCTGTGATACTGTTTCAGCTAATCTTGCAAGGGCCTTTTCCTTTTCTTCGTTCATCTGCTCACTTCCTTTCGTGTTTGTATTACCTTGTGTGATTATAATATCATACGTAGTTTGTATTGTCAAATATTTTTTAATATTTTTGTTTGACATTGTGTGATTTTTGTATTATTATACTAGTGGGAGGTGATAATAAGTGGATGAGCAAATAAAACAGTTGAGAAAATCGCTTGGAATGTCACAAGAAAAGTTTGCTAAAGAAATTGGTTTAACTAAAAATTTCATATCTTTAGTAGAAACTGGTCAAAGAAATCTATCAACCCAGTCGATCAAACTTATTTGTCGATTGTTTGATGTTAATAAGGAATGGCTCGAGACCGGAAAAGGCGAAATGTTCATTCAAAAGACAGAGAATGAAAAGATAGCTGAATTTCTTGCAGATGTTCTGAAAGCCGGGGAAGACGACCAGCGGTACAAATTCATAACCGCTATATCACAACTGGATGAAGACGACTGGAACACAATCCAGAAGATGGCAGAAATGTTTGTGAAGAAGTAAAAAGAAAGACAAGGGCAATGCGCAAACCCTTGTCTTTTTCTTTTATCTTAAAAATCTCTTTATAAATGCATATATGGTTCGGAGATCATCCTCGTCCATGCACTTCTCTATTAATTCTATTATTTTCTCTTTAAGCTCTCCCATATCCAATACCACCTTTCTATTTGATACATAAAGTATACGAACGTATGTTCGAAAAGTCAATAACGCATCCATTTGTTTTTTATCCTAAACTTTCATTTTGCAAAAAAATGTCATAAAATAATGACAAAAATGTATTGTTTTATAATCATTTTGCTTTATAATGATGATATCAAAAGAAAGGAAAGGTATAAACGTATGGAACAAAACACAAAATTCTGTAAGCATTGTGGAGAGAAGATTGATATTGATTGTGTAGTATGCCCTAAGTGCGGAAAGCAAGTTGAGGATATTAAGAATTCAACCCCTGAAAGTATAATTATCAATAATAGTGCTAATTCTTCTTCTAGTTCTGCAGCTCCTGTTTATTCGAAAGCACCAAAAGCAAAAAACAAGTGGGTTTCATTCTTTTTGTGCTTGTTTTTAGGATGGTTTGGAGTTCATAAATTCTATGAAGGGAAAATTTTATTTGGAATTTTATATTTATTAACTTTTGGTTTATTTGGTGTCGGAGTTGTAATTGACCTTATATTAATTATATTGAAGCCAAATCCATATTATGTATAAAAATTATGCCCCTCTATTAATATGAGGGGTTTTTTAAGGGAGTTAAAAATGAACATAGCAATTTATCCAAGGAAATCAAAAAAAAATGATAATTCAGAATCAATGGAACAGCAAATAGACGATTGTAGAAAGTACATTAATAAAACTTACCCTAATGCAAATATAATCGTTTATTCTGGCGATTATGCGATCACAGGGCATAGCACGGCAAAAAGAAAGGACTTTCAGCGTATGATGGATGATGTCAGAGCAGGAAGAATCAATGCAGTTGTTATTATGAGATACGATCGTATAGCAAGAAATATGAGAGATTTCTGTAACCTCTATCACGACATGGAAAGCGCAGGATGCAACTTGATATCAGTAAGTCAGCAGATCGATACTTCCACGCCATACGGAAAGAACTTCATGTACCAGATGGCAAACATGGCAGAATTAGAATGGGCGGTTATATCTGAGCGATACAAAGACACCGCAGCTTATAAGATCCGTGAAGGGAAAGCTTACACTGGTAGGGTGCCTATAGGATTTAAAATAGAGAAAATAGATGGTGTAAAGAAAGTCGTACATGATAATGAGGAACAGACAAGAGCTATATTTGATTATTTATTGGCAACCAAAAGCAAGCGCGGCACTGTTTTATGGGTACGTGAAAATTTAATTTCAGATTTCACACGTCACAAATTAGACTCAATGATCAATTCGGATTTATATATTGGGAAAGTAAGGGAAAATGAAAATTTCTGCGAACCTTATTTTACCAAAGAAAAAATGGAAGAAATAAGAAGTGTCAATCAGATAAAATACGCTCCGTCCGGTCATATATATTTATTCAGTGGGTTATTCCGTTGTCCTATATGTGGCAGAAAAATGTCAAGTTTTTACAGTATAGACAGGAAGACCAAAAAGCACCGGCAATATCAAAGATGCTGGTTTGGTGGAAATGAGAAATTGCACAAAACAAAATTAGTATCAGAAGCAAAAACAGAAAAATATCTTCTTGAAAATCTTGATGCAGCATTAAAAAATCTTGAATTTGATGTAAAAAAAGAAGCAGGTAAACCAAAGCGCAATTTGAATAAGAAACTTAATGATGCAATAGGGGAGCGTGACAGACTTAATTACCTTTTTGAAAAAGGAAGAATTGATATCCCAGAATACGAAAAGAAATACAGTGTCTTATCAGAAAAAATAAACTCCATAACTGAGGAGTTGTCAAACAACAAAGTTGTAAGGATTGAGGAATTTAAGAAGCAGATCCCGGAAGACTGGAAAGAACTTTACGAACAACTAGATCAAAAAGGAAAACAAGAGTTTTGGCATAGAATAATAAAAGAAATTTATTTGAATGAAGCCTTTGAAATTACTGGCTTTATATTTTATATCTAGGACTTGTACTAAATAACTATTTCCTAGCGGGAATCTGAATTGTTTTTCTGCGCTGGCAAAATGGCTTGAAGTCATGGTCA